AAGTGGTTTGCAAAAAAAACATGAATAAGGAGAAATCTCCTAATAAAAAGATATTAGATAATGTTCGTAAAGTGAAAAAACGTGAAAAAGATAATGATGATGAAATCATCAGAATTCATATTCTTGAGAATGATGATGCAAGCTAAATAAATTACTTTGCCAAAACTTCCTGTATGTACAAACTCTCTACTAAATTTTGCTGGTTTGACGATGGTAAAATGATAGTGAAGATGTATTTTATCAATGGAATTCCATTTACATTTGATGAGTTACCGTTTGGACATACATGGGATGAGGATTTGTGTAAAGTAGCAGATGCGAATCGCACATATAATCCAGAATACATGTATAAAATGTATGGATATCTAATAATGGAGGAATTACATCCACTTTATTACCCAGTGGAATTAGAAAATCCCGAACTTTTACCTGATGATCTAGAGTATCTTTATGAACAGGAAGAATCAACCTAACTAAATAGATCATAGCAATATTTTGACGATAATACGAAGATGCCCCTTAATAAACTAGAGAATTTTGTCAAGAATACTGAAGGTCGTATTCTTTATGTGAATCCAAATGATATTGATTCGACTGATGCTATCACGAATCAAGGTAATTCACTGGCACAACCATTTAAAACAATTCAACGTGCTTTACTTGAATCTTCGAGATTTTCGTATGTAAGAGGAGCAAATAACGATTTAATTGAAAGAACAACTATATTAATATATCCTGGCGAGCATGAAGTTGATAATAGACCTGGTTTTGCATTAAAGGATGTGGGATCAACTGCAACAGCAGTATCACCTTCTGGTGCAGAAACAGCAGCACAAACTACTCTATCACTAGATTTAACATCAAATTTTGATTTAGCACAAGAAGATAATATACTTTATAAGTTTAATAGTATTAATGGTGGTGTAATTGTTCCTCGTGGTACAGCAATCGTTGGACTAGATTTAAGAAAGACAAAGATAAAACCAAAATATGTTCCTAACCCAACTGATTCATCAGCACCTAGCACAGCACTATTCCGTGTAACAGGTACTTGTTACTTCTGGCAGTTCTCTATTTTTGATGGTGATGAAGGTGGTTTAGTTTATACAGACCCGATTGATTTCTCTGCAAATAATCAGTCTACTCCTAGTTTCTCACACCACAAACTAACTTGTTTTGAGTATGCTGATGGTGTAAACATTGATAATAGATTTGGATTAACTGACTTAGAGATATACTATGCGAAGTTATCAAACGCATTTAATGTAGCATCTACAAGAGATATTGATCAGAAATATCCAGCATCAACTGAAGGATTTGCACCACAAAGACCTGAGTTTGAGATCGTTGGTGCATTTGCATCTGATCCACTCAGTATTTCTACACTTATATCTGGTGATGGTTCAACACCAGGCAATGTTATCACAGTAACAACCACAACCCCTCACGGTTTGAGTAGTGGAACACCGATAAAGGTCAAAGGAGTTTCAGTACCAGACTATAATATATCCACAAAGGTTGCAAGTATATTAAGCGGTACACAATTTACATACTTACTTCCATTTGTCAGACCAAACTTATTAGCAACACCCCAATCCGTATCTTCTGCAACCATTACAATTGAGACTGATACGGTGACAGGTGCATCACCTTATATCTTTAACGTATCATTACGTTCCGTATTTGGTATGAATGGTGTTCTTGCCGATGGTGCAAAAGCAACTGGATTTAGAAGTATTGTTGTCGCACAGTTCACTGGTATCTCACTACAGAAAGACGATAGAGCATTTGTAAAATATAATCCTACTTCAAGAGCATATGAAGGTATTACAATTCAACTCTCAAAAGGTGCTTCATTATCAAAAGAGTCTTCTTCACTAGATCCATCCACAGTTTATCATTTAGATAGTGATGCTATCTACAGAAAAGGATTCGAGACAACTCACATTGATATGAAGAATGATGCGATCATGCAGATCGTATCCGTATTTGCGATTGGATTCAATAAACATTTCAGTGCAGAAACAGGTAGTGACGCATCAGTTACTAACTCAAACTCTAACTTTGGACAGATTGCACTTACATCTGATGGATTTAAGAAATCAGCATTTAGTAAAGACGATACAGCATATATTAGTAATATAATCACACCAAGAGCTATAACTGAGAGTCCAGTTACAGTTGATTGGCAATCATTAGATGTTGGACTTACTACATCAGTAGGTATCTCAAGTCATCTATACTTATTTGGATTCAATGACTTTGATGATAAACCACCTGTAATCATTCAGGGTTATCGTGTTGGTGCAAAATCAAATGATGTCTTATCATTAAATGCAGGTGGATCAATAAAGACAGCATCTATCAATATGACTGATAGTGTTGTAAGTGCTGCATCCTCTGTAGTCACAGGTACAAGCATAAGTTCAAAACTATTCAGAGTTGAGTCAGGTCCATCATTCATACAAAATGATACTGCCTCATCAAATATTTTCACAATAGGAACTCATACACTTCAAACAGGTGAAAAAATCCGTGTGTTTAGTGATGATGGTGACTTACCAGAAAACATAGAAGTTAATACAGTTTACTTTGTAATTAAAATATCATCAACAGAAATCAAACTTGCATCTTCTGTAACTAATGCACAAAATAATGTTGCGATTACAGTCTTTGGTGGAACAAAATTATTCGTAGAGAGTCGAGTATCTGACAAATCATCTGGTGATATAGGTTCACCTATTCAGTTTGATACTGTAAATAAAAACTGGTTCGTTCATGTTCCAACAACAAACGATATTTACACTTCACTTGAAACTCAAGGTGTAACTGGACTTACTTCAAAGAGTAATGTAACAACAATCTCTAGAACAGTAGATTCTAGATCACTTGATGAAAGATTATATACAGTTCGTGTTGTTGTACCAAAAGAAGCACCAAATGCAAAAGATCCTAATGATGGTTTCGTCATACAGGAATCAAGTACAACTGGTGTAAGAGCAAGCACAGACTTCTCATTAAGAACAATTGATGCAAGTGATGTATTCTTTGATCGTAACCCAAGATTTATTAGTACCTGTTCAGCTGCTGGAAGCACAGTTACTGTAAGAACAGAGTTACCACACAATTTGAATGTTAATGATAAGATTAATATTCTTAATGTAAAGAGTTCAAATAATACTACTGGTGTAGCAAACTCTGCGTTTAATGGTACATTCTCAGTATCAGCAATCAATAGTGACAAGGAGTTTCAACACACAACTACTGATACTAATGGTTCAGTTCATAATACTGGAAACTTTACAAGTGATACATCTGATAGAACTACGAGTTTACCAAGATTCCAAAGAAACGATTTACAATCAAATCACTACATCTATCGAAGTGAAGTAATAAGTGATTACATTAAAGATGTACAAGATGGTATCTATCATCTATTCGTATTAAAAGCAGACAATGCAATCAATACTGAATTTACGGATCAAAAGTATAGTCAGAATGTTTCTGATTTATATCCACAGCAAGATAAAGATAATATAAACGACAATCCTCCATCTTCTGTATCATTCGCAAGAAGAAATCCTATTGGTGATGTTGTTACTAATAGTTTGAAGAATAGTATCACCAGAGAAGCAAACGATAAGTTACTACAAGATTTTGGTAGAGGACTTAAGATTACAAGTGTTGACTCAACAACTGGTGTCTCTACACTAACATTTGATAGAGAGCATGGATTGAGTGGTATCGTAACTTACTCTGACTTCACAGGTGGAGTTGGATATGACAACGGAACATATCATAATATTAAATTATTCAATGAGGGAACAACTACTTGGGATGGTGCAACTGCAAAGGTTACAATATCAGGTGGATCAATAACTAAATTTGATGTGATTGATGGTGGATCTGGTTATGGTGCAGAAAAATTAGAGTTTGACCCTACATTTATAGGTTCACCAAGTATTGGTGCAGCAGCTACCTTTACTTCAGTTGGTATCTCATCAAACATTGGTGATGTGTTACAAGTAACTGGAATTGGAACATTAACTGATGGTTACTTCAGAATATCTTCAGTACCATCTACTAAAACTGTTGCGATTGCAAAGACAGGTGGTGATACTTCATTCTTATCAGGTCAGTTTGCATTAAATATAGGTCCTGCTATAGCAATATCATCTGATGATTTTGAATCAGTTAGTGGTGTATCAACATTTACCTGTAGTTCTGCTCACGGATTGACAATCGGAAGTCCATTTAGAATTATTGATAGTTCAAATAATAAATTAGGTGACTTTACAGTTAAGGAAAGAGTTGGAATTAAAACCTTCTCTGCGAAAACAGATACTAATTTAAGTGGAGCATTTGTCCTACAACATGGTATGAGTGCTGGTGATGCAACATCTGGTGCTGATGGAGAAAATCTTGGTACGAGAGGTTTATCATTCTATAATAATGAAGTTTTAAATCTAACAGATGATTTAACAACTGGTTCAATAATGAAAGTTCAAGTGCCAAATGCTGGTATTGGAACTGCGATTCGTTTCCCACTAGGTTCATATGTTCAGATAGATGGAGAAATACTACGAGTTACCACATCAGAATTATCTGGTAGTGGATTAGATGAGGTTGGTGTTGTTCGTGGTGCTTTGGGAAGTATCAAACAAGATCATTTAACTGGATCATTAGTTAAGAAAATCACACCAATACCAATTGAATTTAGAAGACCATCAATCATTCGTGCTTCTGGTCACACATTTGAATACATTGGTTATGGTCCTGGTAACTATTCAACTGGTTTACCTCAAGTTCAGGTTAAGACTCTTACAGAAAGAGAAGAGTTCTTAGTTCAATCACAAGAAAGATCTTGTGGACAGGTTGTTTATACTGGTATGAACAATGAAGGTGACTTCTTTATTGGTAACAAGAGAGTTAGTTCATCAACTGGACAGGAGAAAACATTTGACGCTCCAGTTCCAACAGTAACAGGTGAAGATCCATCAAGATTAAGTGTTGTATTTGATGAAGTAACAATCAAAGAAAGACTTAAGGTTGAAGGTGGTACATCAAGAACAATCCTATCTCAGTTCGATGGTCCTGTTAACTTTAGTAAAGATGTCAGATTTGATGCTGATACATCTATATCAAAGACACTTACATTATCACAAGGAACACAATCCACATCAACAACTACAGGTGACTTAATTGTATCTGGTGGTGTTGGTATTGCGAAGAGTGTTTATATTGGTGGTGACTTAACAATATCTGGTACATTTAATGGTGGTGCTGTTGAGTTTGGTAATATTAAAGTTGCACAAACTGATGACAATACTATAGATACTAAATCTGGTAATCTTAAGATTAGTTCAACAGGAGGAACTGTTGAAGTTGTAGACAATTTAAATGTTGCTGGTATTTTAAGTGCTACAGGTAATGTAACTCTTGGTAATGCGACAAGTGATGCAACCACTGTATCTGGAACTCTTGCAGTTCAATCAACCACAAACTCAACCAGCAAGACAACTGGTGCAGTAGTCGTAAGTGGTGGTGTTGGAATTAATAATGATCTTCATGTTGGTGGAGACATTACTGCATTCTCATCATCAGATAGAAACTTAAAAGAGAACATTGTTGTCATACCAAATGCACTAGATAAAATCAATGCAATTAGTGGTAACACATTCACTTGGAAAGATAATGATAAAGGAAATGATACTGGTGTAATCGCACAAGAGATTGAAGCACTTGAATTACCAGGTGTTACAACCACAAGAGATGATGGCACTAAGGCAGTGAATTATGAAAAATTAGTTCCTGTTTTAATACAGGCAATTAAAGAACTATCTGCGAAAGTAGACGCACTATCCTAATAAATAACTAAAAATACCACAGATGGCGAGTATAAGAAAATCATTTAGTTTCCGAAACGGAGTACAAGTTGACGAAGATAATTTTATCGTTAACGCTAATGGCTTGGTTGGTATCGGAACTTCCGTGCCATCTGAGTTTCTAGATGTAAGAGGAACAGCAAAGGTTGTTGGATTAGTAACAGCATCAGATTTATTTGTATCTGGTGTTTCTACAATCACAGAGATTCAAGTTGGAAGTGCAATAACAATAGGTAATAGTGGAGTA